CCCGATACTCGGCAAGCTGTTCGACCTTAAAAGCGGCCAAATCCGCAACTACTGGGAGCAGCAAGCCTCTTATGCGAAATCCATCATGGAACGGGAATTCCTGGATGAAGTCACTTGTCATCTGCTCTTCTGCGACCAGCAGCAAATCGTCACCCGGAAGTTCACCTACCAGGAAGCTGTCTCTATCGTCAACGGCGTGGTGGACTCCGTTGACAGCGGCGACGGGCCGCGCCTCTGCGAATACTGCGAATGGTGCGCCGCGCAGAACACTTGCCAGCTACGGAACAAGGCTGCCGGGGAAGCTTTGACGCTGGCAGCCTCCGGAACGCTGGAAGAAAGCTTTGCGGCCATCTCCCAGGACCCGGTGAAACTGGCGGATTTTATCACCAAGGCTGCTGTCCTGGAAAGCTACGTCGAAAAGGGAAAGAAAAAAATCCTGGAATATCTCTCCAATAACAAGGAGGTTCCCGGCTTCAAGCGCATTTCCTGCAAGGGAAAATCTACCATGGCGCCGGAAGACGTTGCCAAGTATGCCACCTGGATTGGCGTTCCGAAACTCCTGAAAGCCTACGGCCCTCTTAGCGCCGCCACCTTCCGCAAATTGTTCGAGGAAGCTTTGCCCGAAAAGAAATTCCCGGAAGAGCTGGTCAAGACGGGGGCCGGTTATTCCTACATCAAACAAACTCCCGTTCCTAAAACCACAACCAACAAATAATCATTATGTTTAGCTATATTTCAGAAGGTGAGCCCAAAGAATACGGATTCCTCCCTGCCGGCGTTTACGAAGGAAAAATCGTCAAGATGGAAGAAGGAATCTCCCAAGGCTCCAAAACGCGTGGCTGCCCGCAGTTGATTGTTCACATCAAGGCATTTGGGGCTGAAGGGTCGACAACGGTTCGTCATTTCCTGACCGCCAAAAAGGAAATGAACTGGAAGATTGACTCTTTCGTCAAAAACGTAACCGGGCAGGTATTTGATTCAGGCAAACAGATAATTATCAACGAATCTGATTTTGTCGGAAAAACTTGCTATGTCCGGATTAGCGTGAAGAGGGGAGACAAGCCCAAGGCGGACGGAACTTATCCCGAATTCAGTAATTGTGAAGACGTGTTGGATCCGGACGAAGCCCGCGCCATCATGGCGGAACAGGCCCGCGTGGAGGCTGCGCGGAAGGACCGCCAAGCCACGGCGAATACGCCGCCCCGGCCGGACGACCTCCCGGCCAACAACCACATGAGCGCCACGGCAGGACTGCCGCTGGAAGATGATGACATTCCCTTTTGATCGCCATGAACAACTGTGTATTAGGGCTTGATCTGTCGCTCACCTCTACGGGGTGGGCGATAGACGCCACAGACGGACGCAGGAAATGGGGCGTCATTAAAACTGCCAAGCGAGGGGCAGCCCGTCTTGATTACATTGATGATGCCATCACCAGAATTGTTGAGCAGGAAATGCCTGATCTCGTCGTCATCGAGAACTATGCCTTTGGCAAATCTCAAGGCATGGCTGTCATTGCTGAGTTGGGCGGCGTTGTCCGCCTGTCTCTTCACCGCATGGGGTATCGGTACATTGCCATTGCCCCGGCGACTTTGAAGAAGTTTGTCACCGGGAAAGGGCAGGCTGAAAAAGCCGCTATGATGATGCACTGCCTTAATAATTGGAAAGTGGTAATAGACAATAACAACGGAGCGGATGCTTTCGGTCTTTGTCAGTTTGGCCGCTGTTATTTGGATTCCTCCGAATTCAATAAAATTCAAGCTCAAACAGTTGAACAATTTAAGAAGAAGGAAGGAGAAAATTAAAATGAAAGATATTAAATGCCCGCTGTGCGGGGAAACGCCAGAATATATTGAATTCGGATGCGGAGACGGAGAATCTGATCTGATTCAGTGTAATTGCGGATTATGCACTCCTGCTGGATCTTACCCAAACGGGGAAGAAAACTGCTGGAAGGACTGGGAAAAGCTTATCTCCAAGTTCCCTGGTCATCATGCGGGTGAAGGTAGGAGATAAAGTTGAAGTATTGGAAACAGGAAATAAAAGCCTCATATCGGAAGTTAGACAAGTAAGGGTAAAACAAGGGGTCATAGCTGTAATCGGAAGTAGAAGATTGTACAATACTATTGATGTATTTAGATGGCCGTGGGAACTTGAACGGAAAGGAGGGGGAATGAAAGACTGGACCGGCAACAACCGGACTCTTGGTGCCACATTGGGCGCATCCTACCTTGCCTCCGGCGAGCGCCCGCGGGAAGACTACTACGCCACACACCCTGACATGGTGCGGGATCTGCTCAACGCAGGCGCACCCCTCCGGCGCCGCGTGTGGGAACCGGCCTGCGGTGCGGGGCATATCGTCAATGTCCTGCGGGAGCGGGGGCATGAAGTCTGTGCAACCGACATTGTTGACCGTGGATGTCCTGATTCCTGCGTACAAGATTTCTTGTGGGAGTTCGACGATGGCGAGATAGGAGACGTGGATATTATGACCAATCCTCCCTACGCCACAGCCCTTGAATTTGTCGAGCGTGCGCTTGCCTGCGTCAAGGATGGAGCCAATGTCTGGATGCTTCTGCGTCTCCAGTTTTTAGAGGGCAAGGCCCGGCGCCGGTTGTTCGACGTTGCCCCCCCCTCCGACGTGTGGGTATTCAGCGAGCGGCGGACCTGCGCCAAAAACGGGGATTTTTCCAAAACCGAAGGCGGCGCCATTGCCTACGCTTGGTTTCACTGGGTCAAAGGATATAACAATCAAACTATTGTGAAGTGGTTATGAAAGCCGTACTGCGATATTTAGGCGGTAAAAACCGCCTTGCCCCGTGGATTATCCGGCATTTCCCGGCTCACACTTGCTATGTGGAGCCATACAGCGGAAGCCTGGGTGTCTTGCTCAACAAGGCCCCGGCGCCGGTGGAAATCTGCAATGACAAAGACGGCGAGATTGTCAACCTGTTCCGCGTCCTCCGCAGTGAGGACGCCGGACGGCTGCTTGAGGCCGTCATGCTGACCCCATACAGCCGTGACGAGCTCAACGACTCCGCCCCTGCAGGTGATGCCGTGGAGCGTGCCCGGCGTCTGCTAGTGCGCTCCTGGATGGGGATTGCAAGCGACTCTTTCAGGGATGGACGTTCCGGCTTACTCGTAAGCCGGAACAGGGTGCCTTCTCCGGCTACCGACTGGGACCGGCTGCCGGAAACTCTGCGGCTGGCCACCCAGCGGTTAAAGCACGTCCACGTGGAAAACCGGGACGCCCTTGACGTCTTACAGGCCCACGACGGGCCGGAAACACTCCACTACGTTGACCCGCCTTACATGCCAGCCACGCGCACCAGGACGGGGCGATACAGCCATGAGTACACGGAGGACGATCACCGGCGCTTGCTCAACGTCCTGGTCACGCTGCAGGGCAAGGTGGTGTTGTCCGGCTATGATAACGAGCTTTACAACTCCGCCCTGCAGGGCTGGCACAAGGACTCCATCAAGACCATTTCCAACATGAGCAGTCCACGTGTGGAATGCCTGTGGATTAACTACAACCCCCAACTGACGCTTTTTTGATTATGGCCGGAGACTGGATAAAGGTTGAAAAAGAACTGCACGATAAACCGGAAGTGCGCCGCATGGCCCGCGCTCTCCGTTTGTCACGTTTCGACATTGTAGGACGCTTGGTTTCTGTATGGTCCTGGGCTGATTCTCATTCTTTCACGGGTTCCGGGATGGACATCTCGGAAGAAGACATTGACGACATTGCGGACCTGATCGGGTTCGCCGATGCGCTTCGCCAAGTGGGCTGGCTCAAGGGACGCGCTGCCTCCCTTGAGTTCCCCAACTTTGGACGGCACAACGGCCAATCCGCGAAACGCCGCGCAATGGAAGCAGAAAGAAAGCGCCTGGAAAGAATGGGTTGTAGCGACGATGCGGACAAACGTCCGCAAAGGAAGCGGACAAAATGCGGACAAAATGCGGACCAGAGAAGAGAAGAGAAGAATTTATCCCCCTTTCTTCCCCCTCCGTGTACCGTGGAGGAAGTCGAAGCCCATTTGCGGGCCGCGGCTTTTGCGGGCAGGGTTCGGTTAGCTCCTGACCAGATTCCGGACTGCGCAACAGCATACATCTCCAAACGGGATTTGACGGATTGGAAACGCGGAGAAATTCCCATCACCGTGGCCAAATGGAAATCTGACTCCATCAATTTTGCCGTCAGTTATTCTGCCAACCATCCCGCACAGCTGGGAACAGATAAAGACCCATATTCAAACCTTGAAGAACTTTAACAATCAACCTATTTCAAAACATGATCGACTCTCAAACACTTATTGACGCTGAAAAACTGGTGCTTTCCCAGGCTATGGACGGCACCCAGGCATTTACGGACTTCCGGGACAAAGGCATTTCCCGGCAGACATTCAGCCTCCCGGCACATCAACAGATTTGGTCTGCCTTGGAAACCATTGCCAAGACAGGCGGCACCGTGGATGCCCTGACCGTCATTGCTCACCTGGAGACTCAAGGCCAGCTTGACGCCGTAGGAGGGCACGCCGGGGTGGTAGAGATTGCCACCTATGGAGCCCTTGCCCGCTACAAGACGGACGCTGCGCTGGAAATGGTCACGGAAGCCGCAAAAAGACGTTCTCTGCTCGCTTTTGCGTCCCGGATTGCGGAATGTGCCGGAGACCAGCTCAAAAGTGCGGAAGAGACATTGGATGAAGTTGAACGCGATATGTCCTCCCTGCGGGACAAATGCGGCGTCAAGCAAACCGAAACCATCCGCGGAGCGGTGGGCTCCATCATCGAAAACCTGCAATGGCGCATGAAGAACCCCGGCGCCATCAAGGGGCTGTCCTCCGGGTTCCGCCGTCTGAATCTGACCCTGGACGGGTTGCAGCCCGGCGCCATGATTGTGATCGCCGCCCGGCCCGGCGTCGGGAAAACCGCTGCCCTTGTCAACATCCTGACCAACATCTGCCTGGAAGGAACCCCCGTGGGAATGTTCAGCCTGGAAATGCCGAAAGCCCAGCTTTTGGAACGCATCCTTTACGGCATGGCTGGCATCAACTCCGATGACATCCGCCGAGGCAAGC